ATATCATGCGGTGCATTATGAGCTCCGTAGAAGTATCCCTTCTGCTGTAACACCTTTGCATAGTGAGGTAGCCCCTCATTCCTGTTCTCATAAAAGTCTATCACATGAACAGAGCGCCCCACTGTCTGGGTAAACCAGATAGCGGTTGAGTCTCCTATACCCAGATCCCACCAGGTCTCTACCGGGGAAGATGGACTGTAGGGTACGTCATCGATGCGCCCCTGTTCCTGGAGAGCCTGTAGCTCCTTCCCAAAAATCGCCCCCGCCACATTCGCAACCCAAGAGCACTCAAACTCCTGCTCAAACTGATCATTGGTCATCATCTGTTTGGCAGCGTCTAGCTCCTCTTCATCAAGTATCTTTGTCTGACTCGCCTTATAGATAACCGTATACCAATCATCCTGCTTCTGAGCCGCGTCATACAATTCAAAAAACGCATTGTGACCCCTGGGCGTTCCAATAAATACGGCCCAACCCTTTCTGTCCGAAAGAGCAGGACGAATGATCTCAGGGAACAACGACTCTGGCATATCAGCCATCTCGTCCAACACCGCACCATCAAGATATATCCCACGCAAGCTATCCGGATTCTCAGCGCCCAGTAACTGAATACGCGATCCATTCGGGAGATCACACCGCAACTCCGTTTCATGAAACCTCACCATAGGGATAGTACCCGCAAACTGCTTCAAATAATCCCAGGCTACGCTCTTTGCCTGACGATATGTTGGCGCGATATACGCAAACCTTGGGTTAGCTTTGTCAGTCAAGATTGCATCACGTAGCAAGTGGTTGATCGCCATCACAGTCTTCCCGAACCGTCGATGGCAGACAACAACGCTCCAGCGGGCGTCCTGTAAGCGATTGTGAAGCTCTCTCTGCAACGGTCTAGGTGAATAAGGGATGTTGATCTCAGTCAAGCAGACACTCTCCTCTTTGGCTGTTATACGCTACGACAGCGGCGGGCGCGGCTGGGGGGCATGGCATAGCTGCAAAACAAATGACCCACCCCCCCCTATCTTGACCAAATAATGCTTTTTTCTGCACGGCCAAAAACTAAGTCATTGTTTTTGCTCACAATCTTTTGTCGCATAACTCGTATTATGTTAAATCAAAGCTTTGGTTGGGCAAACTTTGATCAGCCCGTATGCGCGACTGCCGACAGAGCCAACTGTATATATACCAGTCCCACTACCAGACTCTAGCACAATCCCTTGTGTTTACTAACACTTGACAGTTACTGTCACATCACTCATCCTGTGTTTGAGCTACAAGAAACGGAGGGAGTTATGCAGCTTAATGGGACAATACTCGGCGTCTACCGGGACGCACAACACCGCTACAGCAACGATCGTTACCTGGTAATACTGAGCCAGGGCGATGACGAAGCAATCGTGCTCTACACACCAATCCACCAACAGCCAGAACAGGGTTTCTGGAAAGATATGGTTGGCAGTGAAGTTGAGTTATCTTGCCGCTTGGTTCGATCTGATCTCACAATCGAGTCAGTGAAGCTAGACATTAAGTTTGGTGGCAAGAAAAGATCAGCCGTTATCTCTGTCGCAAGATCTACTGGAGCATAACTATGGACAACACAAAGAAAACCGCGTCAGGAGGCGCACACGAGCTTCTAGAGCAATCATTGGCCGCATACAAGGATGCTCACGCCATATCTAACGAAATGATTCAATTTGGTTCGTTGACCAGACAAGAAACCATCGTGGTCGATCTGTTTATCAGGTTGATGAAGGAGTTAGAAAAATAATGTTCGATTCACTGAACTACTACCTAGCAATGTCGGTTACTGGTTGGCTGTTGGTCGCAGCACAAGTCACCATCGCCGTTTGGTTATACAAAAATTTGAGGGTTAACAAATGAGTGAAGATCACATAAAAACATACAACGAGAATGCTAGGAAGCATAACAAGCGAGTGCAATCTATTCGCGAGAATCGACTGCCGAAAAGTTGTGTAGAGGCTCTTGACGGAGCAATTAAAGCAATGGATGTAATCAATTTTCAGATCAAAGAAAGCATAGTACACAACTACAACTACATCGGCATGGACGATATGATTCAACTTGGTCTTGCGCTTGAGAAGATAAAAGATGAATTTCAAGAACGGGAGTTAAAGTAACTATGAGCCAGGAAAGAGATATTCTGGGCTATCTACAGAGCCAAGGTAGCATCACAGCAATCGAAGCACTTCAGGAGTTTGGCTGCTTTAGATTAGCTGCAAGGATCAACGATCTGAGAGCAAAGAAGCACAACATAGAAACCTATGTCGGCAAGGAGAACGGCAAGAAATTTGCGATATACAGGCTAAAAGAACTCAACCCTAACTAAGCTAAACTGGAGCTAAACTAAGTTTATAGCTTAGTTTAGCTCCAGTTATTTTATATAAAGAGTTTTTTAAGTTTAACTACTAAGCTAAACCACTGAGTTTAACAAGGGTTTAACTTAGCTACGACAAGCGTAGCGTACTTATCCACAAGAGAGGTTGTCAAGCATGTTTTTTCACAAAGACCCGCTAAAGCTACTACAAGAAATGAAAGGTTGGATGGAACTTAATGATTTTCCTGTGATGTTTATTTCACGCATACCAACTGGGTATCGAGCGCTTGAACCAGGCGAAGAGCATTACGGAAAGGTTATTGCCACGTTAGAAAAAGGTCAGGACAAGTGAATCTCAAAGTTTGCCCAATTACGATCACAGAGGCCAATGGTTTTGTTGAAGAGCACCACAGACACAGCAAAAAAACACAAGGCGGTAGATTTGCGATTGGTGCTATCTTCAACAATCAGCTTGTCGCTGTAGCGATTGTAGCCAGACCAGTGGCAAGAAGAGCAGACGACAGGTATACAGCAGAGATCAGACGACTCTGCGCTTGTCCTGAAGCTCCTAAGAACGCTTGTTCATTTCTGTATGCACGATGTTGGAGAATCTGGCAGCAGATGGGCGGCACAAGGATGATCACGTTTACACTTCAAAGTGAGAGCGGAGCAAGCTTACGGGGGGCTGGTTGGAAAATAACTGGAAGCAATAAAGCACAGACCTGGGACGTTCCAAGCAGGAGCCGCGATACTCAAGACGTGTACTTCCAAGATAAATTTAGGTGGGAGCCAATAGACTAAAGCCGTTCTCGAACAAGGCAACACCAAAGATCAAAACTAATGTCGGCAAGCCCGCGAACGTCTTCCAACTCAAAACAATCTGAACCAACTCCCTGCCACTTGATGAACACCTGAATAGGCTTTCTGTCCTGCTTCATTATCAGCACAGGTTGTTCACCTTGTTCACTTTGTTGGCAAGCCTGCAGCCAGAATCGTTTGATGTCGGCTGGCTTGGCTACTGCATAACGCTTGCACTCAATCGCCCACCCAGGAACACCAAGCACATCGAAGCCACCCTCAGCAGTCTGCATCAGGTTTCTTTTCGCATCTATACCAAGATTATCCTTAATTAAATTAACGACTTCTCGCTCAAACTTGTGACCCTTGTTACGACTGTTCATCGAAACAATAGAAGTCATTTGGCTGCACAGATCCTTCAGTGAGATCGTGAATCTTTTTCATAAACAATGGACTTGGAATCATCCGATCGGGATGCGTTGGCCGTAGACACCAACGCCTGACAACAGCGGCATGGGATGCCCCGAGCAGCTCCGCGAGTTGTCCGTATGACATCTCATTCTGATTCTTATATTCGTTCAAAGTCATGCCAGAATTATAAGCGATTGACAGCTACAGTCAATTATTTTCACAGAGGGTATTGACAGAATCTGTCACAGCAATTATTCTCGAGTCTGATTCATGGAAAACAGAGGAAAACGACATGTTCGAACGATTAGCACTGAACAAAGAAATTTTAGCCATGATCCAAAACGGACTTTGCTCCAAAGAAAGTGGCATGAAAGCTTCAAACTGCATTCGGTTTATTGAAGACGATGAGAGAGAAAGAGAATCGCATCGTTGGGATTAACCTGATTGCTACTTACAAGAAGACGGGCAAGCGTGAAGAGATAGCGGGAACAAGGGGTGTTAGTTGGATGAGCTTTGAGGAGGCTGAGCGTCAGTACGAATGGTTGGTCGAAATGGCAAAGGCTGAAGACTTTCAGAAAGTCTTCAAAGACTTTGAGATCGAGAAGATTTACACAAAAGTTGAATTGGAGAAGGTGGCGTAAGCCACCTCGGGAGAGTGAGATGGAAATCAAAGTGGCTTTAGATGTGATGCGTGACTTTGGCCGTGTTGCCAAGGGTCGCGGATACATCAAGTGTGACAGCGACTTGTTCGCTGGTGTTGGTGCTTACAAAGCGTTCAATGGTGACGGGCTGGGCGATCCAGAACTCAAGGAGGCTTACGTCATGGCGAGAGACTATCTCGCTGCGGCAGTGGCCGACACCGATTGAAGTCGAACGGTTACAAGGTTTTCCCGACGACTACACAAATATTCCGTGGCGCGGTAAGACCGCACCGGATAGCCGTCGCTATAAGGCGATGGGGAATAGTATGGCTGTTCCGGTCATGCGTTGGTTAGGTCAGCGTATCGCTGACCTTGAGGGAGTAATCAAATGAAAACAAAGCTTTTAATTTTTTTGTGTTTATCTGTTGTCGGTTGCAGCAACCAGACCATCAAACCAGTTGAACAGGTATCTGTGCTCGAGCAGATGCCTAGTCAGTCACTGACCCTGCAGTCTGAGGTGTTTGCGATGTCTCGCCAGGAGACGATCGACGCGATTAAGGAATGCGAGTCATCGGGTTTGAGAGCGATACCGATCTGGGGTAAACGCAAGATCAACGGGGTTCCGTCATCAATTATGGTTGACGCAACCTGTGGGCCACTATGGGGGAGCAGGAGATGACTACACCTGATTGGGCGTTGAGGCATCATTACTATCACCACAAGAATAGTAAGAGTGCCGAGCCCGCCAAAGAATTGTTCGACAAGTGCCATGTCCGACCGCTTGTTGCAAAAGCCTGGGATATTACCAGGACATCAGTCGACGATCACGACCTTGAGGATGCTTGGGCAACGATCAACAGGCTCGATCACAGACACAACGAAAGCTCAAACAGTAAGATGTGGGCTGGTACTGTGGTGCAGTGGGCGTGTGATGAAATCCTTATAAAACAACAAGATCCAGTAGAAATCTACGATCTTGCTTTAAAAAAATTCCACGGTCATACA